TTTTTTTCAATTTTAAAAAAATAAATATACCCTGTTTATTATAAGTTGTCTTTATCTAAGCGACATAGCATGGTTATAATTTCTGTCAATTTTATCCATAGTTTTATCTACATTAAAATGCCCCTCTCTTATGTTGGCTTTGTGTTCGTAGTTGTATTTAGATCTGGCAACATAACTATCTAGATGGTTTTGTTGGTGTTTCTTCCATTCCTCTTGCTTTTTCTCTCTCTCCCTAATTGCTTCAGGAGTATTCCAATTTCTAGTTTTTTCATCCTTTACAGCTTTTCTTTCATCTATTCTTGCTTGTTCTAAACGTCCTTCTGGGGTTTTTTTATATGCTTCATTTTTTTCACGCATTTCTTCACGTGCTGATTCTCTTTCATAACGTTCTGCTTCTCTTTCTAAATAACGTAGATGGTTCTGATGCTGTTTTTCAGCTTTTTCAAATAGTCTTTGAGTTTCGACTTCTAGTTCTACTTTCTCCTTTCTTTTCATATACTCTATTCTTGCAGTATATTCCTCAGGAGTTTCCTTTGTAACTTTTCTTTGTGCTTGTTGTTCTTTTCTTGCTTTATATTCCTCAGGAGTTTCTTTGTTTAAATATGCTTCTTGCTTCTTTAAAACTTCTGCTTTTTTAGTTGTTACTTTATACAAGTTATCAATTATATTGTCGCATTGTTCTCTTAATTCTGAGAGTGTAGGGGGAATTTGTTGTGCCATTTTATTATATATATACTATAATTTATATTCCTTTATTTATTTCAATTTTTAGTGCTCTTTGTGCCTGTAATTCTTTTCTTGCTGTATATTCTTGAGGAGTTTCTTTTCTAACTACTTTTTGTCCCTGTGAATTCATCGCGGTTCTTGCTTTATATTCTTGAGGAGTTTCCTTTTTAACAACTTTTTGTGCCTGTAATTCTTTTCTTGCTGTATATTCTTGAGGAGTTTCTTTTTTATTTGAATTTGAATTTGATTTCGCTTGTTTTCTTTTTTCTAATTCTATATTTTTTATTGCCTTTTGTTTACATTGTTCCATGAGTTCTGCTCGTCTTTTTGCTTCACGTTCTGCATCTATTATTACCTGACAATTGTGGTAGTAGCTTTCACTTTTCCAACGAGCTTCTCTCGCTTCTTCATCAGCCTTCATTCTTCTTTCGCATTCTTCATTTACTTTTGGATTCATAGGCATTTTATTATATATACTATATCCGTATAATCTTTTATTTAATTCATTTTTTTATAATTCATCGTCATCGTCATCGTCATCGTCATAATATCCATTCATAAATTTAATCTTTCTAATATTTTCAAAATATATTATTTCACATGTAGAAGGTGCTGTAATTTTATGGTTTATTTCTTTTTCGTTTAATAAATAACACGCTTTTATATTAGGTAACAATTTTGTTAAATCACTGTATAATTCGTAAAATATTAATATTTCACAATTAGGGTGTAACTCTCTTGAATAACTCGATATATCTATTTTCAAATTGTAAATATTAGAAAGGAAATCGCAAATATTATTTGTTGTAATATTGGTTACATCAATATTTTTTATATTATTATTAGTTATCTCTAACACGCTAATATTAGTAAGTTGGAATAATTCTGAAGGTATTTCTTTTATATTATTATTACTTAGATATAATTCTCTTAAATTTCTTAGTTGACATAATCCTGGTGGTATTTTTGTTATTGTATTATTATGTAATGCCAAAAGATTTAGATTTGTTAGTTGGAATAATTCTGTTGGTATTTCTGTTATAAAATTATTGTTTAAAAGTAATTCTGTTAGATTTACAAGATTACAAATTTCTCGAGGAATAATTGTAATACCATTTTCTCCTAAGTATAGACTGCTCAAACTTATTAGATTACACATTTCAGGAATTATTTTGGTTAGGCAATTATGTCTTAAATTTAATGTTTCCAAACTTGTTAGATTACTAATTTCTGCTGGTATATCTTCTATAGAATTATCAGTTAAATCTAATAATTCCAAATTAACAAGATTATATATATTTTCAGGATCACTTATTGTATCTAATTGTAGTTCTATTTCAAGTTGGTAAATATCTTCAAACCCACAATTACTATGAAGTTCTTCTTTATCGCAAAATTCTAATATTGTTAATGACATTATATAATATTATTGAAAATGTTTAAATGATAATATAATATTATGTCAATTGTTAATATTATTTTATTTCAATTTAAAAATAAAAATAATTCTGCTTAAATAACATATCATTATGGTTTTGCTCTACATATAGGACATACTCCATTTCCGATTGTTTTTTTATTATTAAATCTCTTCCATTTTTTGTCTATTTTTTTGCGTAATATGTTATAACAAATAAGTTCGTTTTCATAATCTATAAATTCCTCTGTATTCATCCAATCAAGTCTTTCTTCAACCTTTTCTGAAATTAAACTATCTCTTAAAGCAATTAATTCATCATACGATTTATTTTTAAGTTCAGGTTTGTAAAATTCGTTGAAATACGTATTTGTAAAATCACTATATTCTGCTTCTTTATCGTCCCATATCATCCAATCTTTTCGTGTTCCTTTCAGTTCTGCTTCATCTGAACAATAAAAAGGATATGGCCATTCGGGTCGATCAACATCATTAAGACTTATATTAGGTGGTTCAGAATCCGTAGAACCATAATAAATAGTTTTGCAACATTGTATGCATATTTTATGAATACAAGTCGGTAACTTTAATAATATTTTTTCTTCAAAACAAATACAACATTCGCCATTTTCTTGAACTGAAAAATCTGTCCAGCGTAAACTTTTATTTTCACATGAGAAACAAACCCACAAATCTTTGTATTTTTTTATATTAGAATGATATACGTTATTTTTATCTATTTTTTCTTCATAATCAGCAGAAACATTGTATGGATAATCGCAAAAATAGCAATGTTTTATTATATAATCCTCGTTCTCTATCATTACATTATATAATATATTTTATTAGTTTTATGCTATTTGTATAAATAAATTACTTTTTATTTACATGATGTGTGTTGTTTTTTTTATATTCATTGAAACACCATGCCCAAAACATCATTGATATCTTCCACACTTATAAATATTATGCCTTTTGTTAGTTCATCATCTTTATACTTCTCCATAAATGTATTATAATCCTTTTCATTCTCCTTAGGGAACAAGAAGGTCTTTACGCCGGCTTTTATGCCACCTAAAAACTTCAGGTCTAGGCCCCCGATTGCCGTTATATTACCAGCCAATGTGATTTCACCCGTGATTGCGATATTGTTTTTTATTTTCATATTATTAAACAAACTATAAATGGTTGCTGTGATTGCCGCACCAGCACTTGGTCCATCTTTTGGTGTGCTGCCATCCGGGCAATGAATATGGACACCTGATTGGATTGTCGGTTGTATATGTTTCGGTGTCAAATTGTAGGCCAATGTTAGCGCCACATTCATTGACTCCTTCATGACGTCACCTTGTGTCCCCGTTAAATGTAATGACATCGGTTTGTCACCCGGTCGCCACTTCGCCTGTATCGGTATGATGCCACCCATACCCAGCGCGTTTGCCCATAATCCGTTCATGATTCCGACATTGGGTTCCGCGTGTATCTTCTTTATTTTGAGCTCGTGCTTATCCTTGAAATACTTGGTCTTAATACTTTCCACAGTTATATCAATTGGTATTTCATATTTGGTGTCAAAATTCTTCAATATATCCAGGTTGATTTCGCCCACAATTTCAAACAATATTTCCTTCAACTTGCGAACACCCGACTCCGCTGTATAACTCTCTATTACATATTTCAAAGTATCATTGTTTAGATGTATCATGCCTTCTAATCCCATCTTTTTATACACTTCCGGCAAAATGTGTTTATTACATATGGTTAGTTTTTCATCCGTTGTTAGATTATTAAATTTAATACGATGAACACGGTCCAATAAAATGCGGTCAATCGCATCTACATCGTTATACGATAAAATAAAGAGCGCCTTTGACAAGTCCAAATCGATGCCTGAGAAATACTTATCCTGGAAGCAATCATTCTGCGCTGGGTCTAACAAATGTGTCAGAATACCAACAATCTCCTTCCCATGTTCCGTCTTTGATATTTTATCAATCTCGTCAATAAAAATAATCGGGTTCATACATTTCTTGTCCATTAATATCTGAACAATTGACCCCCATGTTGACCCTACATACGTGTAGTTGTGTCCGTGTATACTAGAACCATTCGCATCGCCGCCCATCTGTATCATTGCAAAAGGTCTTGGAACTCCATTTTCGTCCTTCAGACAATCCGACAGCCCTTGCTTTGCTAGACTGGTTTTTCCGATCCCCGGAGGACCTTCGAACCCAAAACAGTAGCCATCTTGCTGCCCATTGATCCATTGTCCGATAATACGTTCTACTTGTGCCTTTGCCTTGTCGTGTCCATGAACCGCATTATCTAACGTCTCTTTTACTCCCATCATGTAGCTATTAATTTCATTGTATTTAGTCTCGATTTTTTTCATTTGACTAACAATGTTATTAACAATGTTATTATTATTAACACAAGTAACAATTGGTTGTTGTTGTTGTTTGAATATATCCAACAAGACACTGTCGTTTTTTAAAGAAATGGCATCATTGATGAATTTATAAATGTCTTCCACCATTGTTGCCTTCTTTTTGTTAGAATGTTTTAAACCAGGGACATTCATTTTGTGTTTTACAATCGTTTCATTGATTTTCATAATATACGTAACTAGGCCACTTTTATCGCAATCTGCCACAATTTGTTTAATATTAGTTGTTATAACAGATTGGTCTTTTTGACCTAATTTAGAATTATTATTTGTCTTTATCTTATTCAGGCATTTCAGAATTTCTAGACTGGTGTATTTTTCCTTTTTCTCAGGCATTTCATTTGTTATATCATTTGTTAAAGAAGGTGTCTGTATCAGTTCCATAAACTGCGTACGAATTGTATCCATAATACACAAAATCGGCTCCTTTCGGTAAACACTAAATGGGATTTTAAGCAGTCCGTCTAAAAACTGCCGCGCTTTGGACCCCGTATCCTCCGACTTGGCCTTCACCTCTTTCAGCTTCTGCATCGCCTTTTCCTTCACCGTATCTGGCGCCTTTAATAAACATATTTGCTGCTCCAATGGGATTTTATTAATG